ATCGCCCACTGGGCCAGATTCAAAGCTGTGTCCTTCATATTGAGCAGACAAGATCTTAGTTTTATGTTTAGAGCCGCATCCCACCGAGTTTTAACCTCTCTCGATATGGCTGCGTACGGCTCACCTGAAGAACTGTCGGACCCTAAGTCCATCGACAGCGCTTGCTCCTTGTGCAGTAGACGAGCGGCCGCGTCGGCCCCCATCTCCGATAACCCGACTCTGTTGTCGGGCACCATTTGAGGTGTGATAAGCACCTCTCTGTCATACAATGCATGCTCAAGCGCCACATGTTTCTGCCATGCGTCCGCGTGTTTCGCGTAGTCCAAAAACGACCACTGCAACCGCACATTGTCTCCTCCTATTGTTCCTCCTCCCGCCATGCGAAAGACTTTTGTCCTTAGAGCTTTGGGTATACGCACGTGATAGTAAGCCGTCTCAACTTCCGGCATAGGGAAAGCTTCTGACAGCCTCTCCTTCACACACCTTCTCCATGCCGGCGTATCCTCGAAAAGCTTCCCGGTAATGACCATCTTGCCAACCGCCTCCTGCACTCCAGACACAACAGTCCTGAGACCGCATCTCCCCCAGTTGGAAAAACCTAACCCGGAGAAAGCCAAAGGCGTGTTCGTGATATCGAACGCCCTTCTCTTCGCCAGCGCCTGCCGTTTTAGTCCCCGCCCTGGTGTCCAAACCAACAGCCTCTTTGTTAGTAGATGTTCGGCGCACTCGCGACAGTTAGCCATACCCCGTCTGTGTGCTTTAAGTAAAGCCGTAAAGTACTCAGTATCTCTAGCAGCCTTGCCTTTGAAACCGCTCCCCCCCAACTCAGGCTTCTTCCAAAGTATGGTTTTGCACATCCGAGAGGGAAACCCCCAAGCACCTTCGGGACCGTTGATCTCGTGTAGATAGTCGTATCGCTCATTCGACACCCAGGTCTTCTCGCCGTTCACCAACAAGCCGTATTTTGCGTATCCCTCAGACCAGTCGAGTCCAGTAGTCCACTTGTGGGTGAACAGCACAGCATCATCGCCCTGAAACCTACCGTCCATCACCTCAACCCCCAAGTCATCCGCCACTACCATAGCCTCAGCGTAGTTTATGATTGAGTCCAGAATCGCTGTCAGATACAAACCGCTGGGTACGCCTCTTTTCCAAGGTATCCGTGTTTCTACACCTTTCGCGTCTTTGAAAATGGTTACCGCATTGTCGAAAGCGTCCAATTCGATTTCTGCCAGCTTCTCCAACTCATCCTTCAGATCATCGCGAGCGTTCTCCACTCCTTTTCTGAACAATGCAGCCATTGCATATCGGACAGCTTCCTTCCTTTGACTCATGTCGAACGTACTCTGATCCAATGAGACTGCCTGTATCTTAGGATCTGCGTTCAAACCAGATAGTGACCTCCTCGATTCCTCCTTCGCCGAAGGATTCAGACCTAACGTAGTCCAAAGCTTGTTTCCGTTATAGTCCTTCATCATCACTTTGTCCAAGTAAGAACAGCGACGGTAAGACCGAGAGTCAGCCGCGACAACCCCCCGCGCACGCGCAGGCTCGTCCTGTTTTGTGAAAGGACACAAAGTCATAGCGTGTGGCGAGGGCCGTCTCGGCGGCGGACGAGGCGGCGGGCGCTGCGCTGCGCGAGGTGCTGGGCCAGGTGGGCGACGGGG